TTTACATTACGTCAACGATCTGTCATTTGAATTGAGTAGGGAGCGTAACAAATGAGCGATAAATACACCCGCCGCACTGAATATCACGACCGCATCATTGACAGCTTAAACCAGCGCGAGACTTGGGAGAACCGCCAGCGGTTGTTTTACCAAGCCAGATACTTTGGGGTTAGGCGCAAGACTAAACCTTGGCCTACCGCCGCTGACCTTCACGTTCAGCTAATTGACGGCGCGATTGAGAAGTTAAAACCTAGCTTCGTCAACAGCGCAATTGGCAATGACATCCTTTCCAGCTTCGTCCCGATGCGCCAGCAGTTAACCCCGATTACCGTATCTGCCGAGCGTTGGTTTGATTACAAGATGCGCGAGCAGTCCAACTTCCAGAAAGAGATTGTTTCGGTCATCGACAACTTGCTTCTCTACGGGCGCGGGTTAGCCAAGGTAGTCTGGAACGAGGACAAGAAGCAGATTGCCTTTGAGGCAATTGACCCGTTCCACGTGGTCGTACCGGCTTACTGCAAGAACTTGGCGGATGCAGATTTCATCGTTCACATCATTTCTATTTCAGTTGACAGCTACAAGACCAACTCGCTTTACAAGCAGGACAAGGAATTTGTCAAACGCATCAGCGGCAAGGTCAACGAATCGGTTGGGCTACGCAGTGAGATTCAAGATGAGATTTACAGGCGTGAGGGGATTACGCAGGAGTCGGGCAATGATACTATCATCTTGTGGGAACTTTACACCCCGTCCAAGGACGGCTGGAAGGTTGAAACCTACAGCCCGCTGGATGTGGAGACGGATGTTAGAAAACCTTTCACCTTACCCTACGAACACGGCGAACCACCTTTTGTCGATTTCCCCTATGAGTTGACAGGGGGCGGTTGGTACAGTCCCAGAGGAGTCGCAGAAATCCTCCTCCCTGGTGAGAACCTGCTCAACAAACTCAAGAACTCATTGAGCGACTACGTTGAACTGGCCAACCGACCCGTCTTTGAAGCACAGAATCCGATCTCGCTCAACACGGCAAATCTAAAGATGCAACCTGGGCAGATCCTGCCCCAAGGCTTAAAGCCCGTACAATTTAGCCAACCACCCTTCGACTTCCAGCGTTTGATGATGGAGGAGAAGATGTCGGCTGAACAGCGCATGGGTCAGTTTGATATGGGTGCTAGCTCGCAGTACCAAATCTCGGATCGCAAGACTGCGACTGAGGTTGCCGCTATCCAAGCCCAAGCGGCTGCTTCGGGCGATCTGCGTAACCGCATCTTTAGGATGAGCCTGTCGCACTTGTTTAGGCAGTGCTGGTCGCTTTATGTGCAGTACGCCAAAGAGGACTTGCTGTTTAGGTACGCTGAAGAGACTGGTCAGATGGTTCCAGACGGCATCCACGCCGAGTATTCGATTGAGCCAAAGGGCGGGCTGGACTTTATTAACCGCCAGTTTGCCTTGCAGAAGTCAGTAGCGCGGATGCAGATGTTCCAAAATAATCCTTTTGTCAACCAAGGCGAGTTGGTAAAGTCGGTGCTTGAACAAGACGATCCCTCGCTGGTCCGCAGACTCTTCCAAGATCCGCAAGCCGCCTCTGGGGACCAAGCTGAAGATCAAGCGACTGAGATTGCAACGATGCTCGCCACTGGATTCCCAGTCGCAATCAAGCCTAGCGACGATCACAAAGCGCATATATCTGTTCTGTTCGCATTTAACCAAGCGGCTCAACTGCGCCAGCAGCCGGTCGACCAGAGTGCAATGCAAGTTCTAATGGCGCACTTACAACAGCATTTGCAGGCGTTGGAACAGATCGATCCCAACACATCCCGCGCTATCCAGAAACAGCTTCGTGATGCGGCCAAGGCAGACACTCGCCAGCAAGGGCAAGCGGTAGGGGCAACACCTACTGAGGGTCAGCCGATGCAACAGGCCGCGCCGATGCCTGCTTGAGCGTACCCTTAATGCGTCCAGCGTCGCAACAAGACGCACTCCATGCACTCGGTAAATTTGCAAAAGCGCACTGCCCCTGTGATAAGGCAGTTGAGGTTGGGGTATACGGCGGGGAAGCGACAATTATATTTGCCGATTACTTCCAGCAAGTCATCGCCGTTGATCCTTGGATTGATGGATATGATGATGCTGACTGTGCAAGCAACTCTTGCAGTCTTGAATTGGTGTACCAGTCCTATCTGGCAAGGATTAAAGACAAACAAAACATCACTACGATTCGGCAAAAGAGTTTAGATGCGCTGGCTCTAGTGCCAGATAAATCAATTGACTTTGTTTATATTGACGGCAATCACCAGCATGAAATGGCGTTGCAAGACATACAGGGCTGGCTACCCAAGGTGAAGGCTGGCGGGATTATGTCTGGACACGATTACAATATGCAGACTGTTAACGATGCTGTTTCCAAGGTTTTCCCAGGCAAAGAGGCGTTTCTGTTTGCCGACCATAGCTGGGCAATACCAGTATGAGAAAACTCCGCGCCATCCTATCCTTTATCCGTCACCAAGCGTGGGTTAACGAGCCTGTGTGGAACAGCGAGGACGAGAAGGCGTGGACTGGATTCCTCACAACCCCCACCGGCCTAAAGTTATCTGCCATCTTGCTTAACCTTACTTTGCGCAATAACGCCTCTGCCACCGAGAAGGATAGCGAGGCACTTGCGTTGGCTTGCGGGTATGCTAAAGGCTTTAGGGGATGTGTAGCGGTTCTCGAATCGCTTGCATCCCGAAAAACAAACTCGCCCATCCAGACCGACGATACGGATGGGGTCGAAGGACAGATCGTCGATTAACCTACTACTGGGAATGACTCCCCTAGTGGCAGTGTAAGAAAGGGTCAAAATGGCGGAATTGACTAACCTATCCGAAGCAGATGTATTGGCTTTAGCGAAGGCGGCAGATGAAGGCACGGAACTCGCGCCCACCCTGTCACAAGTTGAAGCGGTAACAGAAACTAAGGAGACGGCCAGCGGCGATACCTTGGAGACACCCGCGACTCCCGAAACCACCGAAACTAAATCCACATCGAATGATGTGGTGACGGATGAGGTCCCTAAGACTGAAACCGTATCAACCAAAAGTTCTTTAACAACGCAATCTGATGAATCCAAGTCGGAGTCGGCTTCCGAAAAGAAGCCAACACGATATGAGAAAGCAAAGTCGCGTCTTGAAAAGGAATGGGAAACACTGCGAGCAGAGAAAGCCAAGTTGCAGGCCGAGCGGGAAGCCGCCCAAGCCTCGGTTGGAAAAGCTGCTGCGCAGGAGAAACAAACTTCAACTCGCAAGTTTAGCGCGGAAGATTATCGGGAAGCAGCAAAGAGCTACCGTGATGAAGGCCGCGATGATCTTGCAAAACTCGCTGAAAACAAAGCCAGCGAGATTGAGGTTGAGTACAGGAAAGAGCAAGAGGAGAATGTCAAAGGCGAGCTAAAGTCCGCCTGGGACAAGAACCTTTACGAAGAGGTCGAGGCTAACCCCGATCTCAAAGACTCTTCCACCAAACTTTACAAGGCGGTATCGGAGATGCTACAGAACCACGCCATCCTGCGTAATTACCCAGCGGGGATTAAGGATGCGGTGGGCATCGCCAAGATTAGGCTTAAAGCGGAGTCCGCCTCCGATTTGGAAAAGAAGGTTGCAAAGTATGAGTCAGAATTGGCTCAACTTAGAAAGGCCACGACACCGGCAAGCGGTCAGCCTTCTGCACCCGCCCGACAGAAACAGTTTCACGAACTGTCCAGCAATGAACAGGAAAAGGAGTTGTTACGAATGGCAGCGGAAGCAGACAGGATGGGAGTTTGACAGGTTAGTGGTACAGGAAAAATAAAATGGCTAATGTTACTACAGGCTCTGTCTCTTCACAGTTTCAGGCCTTCTTCTCAAAGTCACTCTTAGAGAGGCAAATCCCCTTGCTCCAGATGGAGCAGTTTGCCCAAAAGGTTCCGTATCCGACGAAAACTGGCGGCAACAAGACCGTCCGTTTCTTCCGATTCGACAACCCCAGCATTGCTTCAATCATCTCGCTGTCGGAAGGCACGAGTCCTACTGCTGGTACGGGCGAGCGTCAGCTCACCCTCTCCACAGTCGAAGCCACGTTGGAACAGTTCGGATCTAGCATCGTCCTCACCGACGTATTGCTGGCCACCGAGCTATTCAATCACTTGGCCCAGGCTACTAAGCAACTCGGTGAAGATGCAGCTCTCCATGCCGACACCCTCTCGCACCGCGCGTTGGTGTTGAACACGACTGCCTCCACGACTGCTGGTACGACTGTCTCCACGTCGTCCTACGTGCGCTACGCACAGAACGGAACCAACGGAACCAACTTCCAAGCGGCATCCACGGCTAACGCCGCGATGACTGCTTTGGATCTTCTGGATGCCGCGACTGCCCTCAAGGTCAACCGCGCTCCTAAGATCAAAGATGGTTACGTCCTCGTTGCTCCTCCTCAGGTCACCCGTGACTTGATGAACGACGATGACTTCCTTCGCGTTTCGTCCTACAGCACCCCCGAAGCCATCTACAAAGGTGAAGTCGGTCGTCTGTTCGGCGTGAGCGTAATCGAAACCACCAACAACTTAACGGCTGGTACTGCTGCTTACGGTGTAAACACCGAAGCAACCGGCTCCAACTACGCCAGCATCGTACTCGGTGGGCAAGCCTTCGGCGTGCCTCACATGACAGCGGTTGCGGCCACTGGCTCGCCTTACGCGCCTAAGGTCACAATCCTCGATGCTCCTGACAAGTCGGACATCTACGGTCAGCGCACCATCGCATCGTTCAAAACCTTCTATACTGCGAAGCAATTGAACCCTGCGTTCTATCGCGTTGTCTGGTCGAAGTCTAACTTCGCCTAAGTTATCTATATGGGAGCCATGCTAGTAATCGGTATGGGTCCTCGGAAAGCTGGGGAGGGTAAAACCTCCCCAGCCTCTTCCAGCGAGAAATCTATGCCCAAGGAAGGTCTTGTTCGCTTGCCTATGTCCATGCTTGAGATGGATGGTGGTGAAGGCGAGATGACTCCTCCAGAGGCGGGTGACTCGGTGGAACTCACTGGCACAGTCGAAAAGGTTGACGGCGATACTGTATTCGTCCGCATCAATGATGCGATGGCGGAAGCAGAGCCGATGGCTGAAGTAGATGAAGAGTCAGAGATGTCCGAAGAGGATAAAATGCGTAAGTTGGCAGAGGAAGCTGACGAGGAAAGCTACAGCTAATGCCGATCTACCAGTACACCGACACCCGTAACGGATCAGTCGTTGAACTGGAGAAAACGGTTGCTAAGAGGGATTCAGTCCCTAGCTATCTGAGAAGGTCGACTGTGCCACAACGTTTGACAGTATTTGGAACGGGAGAATCCCCGACCGATCCAACGCTGTCGAATACATCAACAATTATGAAGGGGTACTACAAACAAGAACAAAAACTTGGGAGTAGGTTCAAAAGCGACTTTAGCGCGGATCAAGTGAAACGTGTCTGGGGTCGCAAAGGAGATTAACTATGTCAGACAATTATGTACGCAGGGAATCGTTGGCCAAAAGCCGTCCTTTCCGCCTCGATACAGCCCAAGAAACGCAGTTGGTTGAAATTACCAGCACAGCTACTGGCGGAACATTCAGCACGAATGCTACCAGCCTTGGCGCACTGTTGCTCAAAGTTAACGGAACAGCGGTAAAGATTCCGTTCTACACAGCGTAAGGTTATGTCGCGACTTCTATCCAGAATCGCGCTAGGCGATGCTGGCACGACCATTGCAGTTTCCAGTTCTACAAGCACTGGGGCTTTCGATGGCGTGACAGCGTTGACTGGTGGGACAATAACCATCTCTGTTAGCGGAACATCATCCACGGGTGTTGCCTTTGCTGCTGGCTCAACTTTGACGGGTGACATCACCGAAGTCATTGTGTCCAGCGGAGGACCATTCGCCATCTATAAGCGGACGGTTTAAGGCTCTTATATGGGCTGGCAAACTAACCGCATCTTGGAGACTATTGGTACTGCCACCGGCGGTACGCAAAGCATTAACTTTAACCTCGAAGCAATCGAGGCTTTGATGGTTACATTGCAGGCTGACGTTGCTGATGGCATTCGTCCACCCAACTCTACAACTGGCGGAACTGGATCTACCGACTTCACCTCCACAAGCTACGGCACGATTGCAACGGCAAGCACTGG